TACGATTCCGCCGAGGGCCTTCTGACTGCCATGTTCCTGCTGGTGGCCGAATACCTGCCCACCGAGGACGCGGACGGCAATCCCATTGAAAAGCGCCACGTCGTGTCGGTGTTCAAGTTGGTACAGGAACTGCTGGCCCCCAGCCGGGTGAAGGGAAAGAATCAGTTCCAGCTCCTGCTGGAAAAGCTCCCGCCTAATCATAAGGCCCGCTGGTTTGCCGGGTCCGCCCTCAACACGGCGGAGCAGGCTATGGCCTCGGTTCTCTCCACCGTCCTCTCCCGACTCAACGCTTTCCTGGACAGCGAGATGGAGCAGATCCTCTGCTTTGACACCGCCATTGACGCGGAGAAGTTTTGCAATGAGAAATCCGCCATCTTTATCGTACTGCCCGAGGAGGACCAGACCAAGTATTTTATGGTCAGCCTGATCCTCCAAAACCTGTACCGGGAGATCCTCACCGTGGCTGACGAGAACGGCGGCCGGCTCAAGAACCGGGGGGGCTTCTTTGCAGATGAGCTTGGGACATGCCCGCCCATTCAGTCGCTGGAACTGATGTTCTCTGCCTCCCGGTCCAGAGGACTCATGTTGGTGCCTATCGTCCAGAGTATTACGGGCCAGCTGCAGAAAAACTATGGAAAAGAGGGCTCTGAGATCATCGTGGACAACTGCCAGGTCAACCTTTACGGCGGCTTCGCCCCGGCCAGTCAGACCGCGGTGGAACTGTCCAAATCTTTGGGCAGCCGGACGGTGATGAGCGGCAGTATCTCCCGCGGGAAAAACGATCCCAGCCAGAGCCTGCAGATGATGGAACGCCCCCTGCTAACGGCAGATGAGCTCAAGTCCATCCCCAAAGGCAGCTTCATTGTGCAGAAGACCGGATGCCACCCCATGTGTACCCGTCTGCGCCTGTTCCTCGAATGGGGCATCACCTTCGAGGAGGAATACCGTGTGGAGGAACAGGTGGCTCGGAAGGTCTTTTATGCCGATCGGGATGCGCTGACCCGCGCCATCGTGCGGAAGTATCCGCCCAAGCTGCTGGAGCAGAAGACTACTCGCTCCGTTAAGGGCGAGGGACAGCTCCACGACACGCCCGTGCAGGAGATGGTGGTGGCGGAGGACATTGACTATGACCGTATGCCGCACAAGCGCGCCCCTTATAATCTTCCCCGGCAGGAGGTGGATCGGTGAGCTACTTTGACAGCATTTACGCCGACACACTCCTGCCGCCCAGGGCTGTATCCGTTTATATGTACCTCAAAGATCGGTCCAATAGCGCGGGAAGCTGCTGGCCGGGGATCAAGACGATTGCGAGAGATATGAACCTCTCCCGCAGCACCGTCAAGCGGGCACTGGCAGATCTGGAGCAGCACGGCTATCTTGCCAAGCTGCCCCGATACCGCCCCAATGGGAGCAACACCTCCAATCTCTATACGCTGAAATAAATGAAAAGTGGATCGTACAGCGCCCTGGTACGATCCACTTCATTAAGCCAAAAAACAAAAATCTCCACGCCAAGGGACAACTATACCTGTTTGCTGAACCGAGGAGGGGTTCAATATGAACCCACCGGAACAGCCCACTCTATCAGAGATTAAGACAGAGAAAGAACAAGGTACTCTAAGGTAATACGATTGAGAGATTCAAGGGCTTCTCTTTAGAGGACTCTACTTAGAATTACTCATGGCCTTTAGCATCTGATTAGCTGCTTTCTTCTGTTCCGGTGTAAGGTTGACCCAATTGTCGAATAGTTCTTTAAGTTCTGGGGTGATCTCTACCATGTCCCCCTCGGCAAAAAACTGTGACATAGTGATGCCAAAACCACTACAGATTGTTTCCAGTGTTGCAATGGAGGGGACTGTATTTCTCCTAAAAATATTTGCAACAGTTGATTCAGATAGACCACATCTCTTGGCCAACTTATACTCAGACCATCCGCGCTCGTTTAAAAGTTGCCGGAGTCTCTCGTGCGTGTCCATAGCATCACCATCTTTCTTGTAATTATTTTACCTTCATGATGAGATGCAATATACAGTTTACTTGTACTGATAATACGGTTATACTGAGCAGTAAGGCGATGGGTAGCAACTTGATGGAGGGTAATACAATGACTGAAGAAATAAAGCGACTTCGCAGAGTTTGTTTTACAGGACATCGGCCAGAGAAATTGAATCGAAGTGAAAAATCGGTGTTAGACGGACTTGAAACTGCCATTCGGCAAGCTATTGCTGATGGAAGCAATGTCTTTATTTCCGGCATGGCTCGTGGCGTGGATATTTGGGCAGCGGAGATCGTCCTGCAGATTCGCTCGGAAGGCGAAGATATTAAGCTGATATGCGCTAGTCCATATAGGGGTTTTGAAAGAAGTTGGAGCATTGATTGGCAGCGACGATATAATAATGTGATTGAAGCCGCAGATCTCGTTCGCTTTATTTGCCCCAACTACAGCAAATCATGTTTTCAGATACGCAACGAGTGGATGGTAGACCATTCTTCGAGAGTAATTGCGGTTTTTAACGGTCAGCTCGGTGGAACAAAAAACACTATAGATTATGCCAAAAACAAAGCTGTAGAAATATGCTATGCCTGAGAAATTCAGTAGTGAGGGAATCAAACAATCTCATATCGCAAATATCACAAAATAGCGGAAAAAGCAAGAAAGATGCCCAAACAACTTGAAAAAGACACAAATATCTGATATAATATAAGATTGAAACTGCGCAAACATACGAAGACGAGGTGTGCAAATATGTCTAATTTAATTAATGAGAACTATATCAGTATTGAAGATGCAGCGTTGTTTCTTAACATCAAGCCTGTTACATTGCGTAAATGGATAAAAGATAAAAATGTACCCGCCCACAAGATCGGCAAACAGTGGAAGTTCAAACGCTCTGAACTGGAAGAATGGGTAAAAAGCGGTAAGAGCGCAATGGAGTAAAGCCGCAATACACATACGGAAGGATATAAACTATGTCGCTAACTATAAAGTGCGTTGACTTGTTTTGCGGATGCGGAGGAATGTCTCTTGGCTTTGAGGCATCTGGATTTAATATAGTTGCAGGTATTGATAACTGGAAAGCCGCAATTCGAGTCTATGAAAAAAATTTCGACCATCCAATTATCGAAAAGGATCTTATGGATGTAGAAGGAGCTGCAGAATTGATTGCAGGGTATACCCCCGGCCTAATTATAGGTGGGCCACCATGCCAGGATTTTTCGACTGCAGGTTTCCAGGATGAAAGTCGTGGTAGGGCAATTCTTTCAATATGCTATTCTCAAATTGTCAGCCTTGTTCGTCCAAAATACTTTGTCATGGAAAATGTAGCCACAATACGAAACACAAAATCATTCCAGAGTGCTATTGCTAATTTTCGTGCTGCCGGCTATGGGCTCACTCAAATGGTTCTGGATGCCGCATACTGCGGGGTTCCACAGACAAGAAAAAGAATGTTTGTCGTTGGTGCGCTTGGTGCCTCCGATGGTTTTTTGGACGAAGAACTTAAGTGTAACTTGGCACAAAAACCTATGAGCATACACGACTATCTTGGAGATTCACTCGGAATTGATTATTACTTCCGCGTTCCGACTAATTACAATCGTCGTGGTGTTTTTAGTGTACACGAACCCTCTATGACAATACGGGCAGTCGACCGCCCTATCCCTAAAGGATATAAAGGTCACCCCAATGACCCTGTTCCAGTTGCAGAAGTGCGTTGTTTGACCCCGAAGGAACGAAGCTACATACAGACGTTCCCGGAAAATTTCCAATTTATTGGGGGGAAATCCGACATTAACTCCATGATTGGGAATGCTGTACCAGTCAATTTGGCGAAGTATGTAGGTTCAGCACTTATGAGGTATATTATTTCCGAAGAAAGTAGAGAAAACGATGAGAGTAATTGATTTATTTGCGGGCTGCGGCGGTATGTCTTTGGGCTTTGGGAACGTAGGCTTCGATATTGTCGCAGCATTTGATAACTGGGATGCCGCGATAACAATTTACGAAAGCAACTTCTCTCATCCTATCTATAAAAAGGATTTGGGTGCAGATGATGTAATTCAGCAGATATCCGATTTGCATCCAGATATTATAATGGGTGGTCCCCCTTGCCAAGACTATTCTATAGCAGGAAAACGAGAGTTGGGAAAGCGTGCGAACCTTACAATTCGGTTTGCTGAAATTGTAAGTACAGTAAAACCGACATGGGTGGTATTTGAAAATGTCTATAATATTGAACGCTTTTCAACCGTCACAGTGCTTAAGCAAATGCTGTCAGACGCAGGGTATGGCATTACCACACAGGTATTGGATGCAAGCCGGTGTGGTGTTCCGCAAAAGCGCCAAAGATTCTTCCTGGTCGGAAAACTTGGCGAAAGAGACGGTTTTCTTGATGAGGCACTCACATCAAACCTGTCAAATAAGCGGATGACGGTGCGTGACTACCTTGGTGACACCCTTAACACGGAATTTTACTATATGCATCCGAGGAGCTACAATCGCCGGGCTGTATTTTCAATAGATGAACCTGCTGCAACAATTCGTGGCATTAACAGACCTATTCCGGAGAATTATAAGCGGCATCATGCGGACAAGGCAGATATATGCGATGGCGTTCGTGCTTTAACAACGCGCGAGCGCGGATACATTCAAACTTTTCCTGATTCTTTCAAGTTTCCTGGTGCGAAAACTGATGTAGAACTTGCTATAGGAAATGCTGTTCCCCCCGCATTGGCCATGTATGTAGCAAATTGTATTAAGCAGTACTATTCTGAATAAGAGAAAGAGGTGTAAATATGTCATATTTCAACGAAATAGCTGACTATGCTACATATTCTGGGCATGAAGCGGATTTCCATTTTACCTATAATGCAAACAGTGGTGGCGGTCAGGCTTTCTTGGGCGGTCGATTTTATGACGAAAACGGTCAGTTGACCTCTCCAGAAACTTTGGATGGAAAATTTGCCATTTTTAGATACGTCTTTCACTCTGAAGCAGGCGAAGAACTTTCTGTCATTATAAATGATGATAAAGCAAAATATGAAATAAAGCCGCGAGGTAATGGCTCTACATCGATGAAACTCGGCATTGGGACTGACCGTATTGCACCAAGTAAAGTTGTCTCCGCATTCATGATGTTACCGCCTACCTGCGGTGTAAAAACACCGAGCAACCTGCAGTTATCCATCTTAAGCGCAAATAATTACTGGCTTCAGTCAATGTGGCTCGAATGCAGTACGAACGCCGGTGCAGAAAATGAAGCCGTTTTTACTGTCAAAGATTGCGTTTTTGGCGGTGGTATAAGTAAAGAGACCACGGATCGCACGGGTCGTTATTTCAAACTGGATATTGAGAAGCGAATGACAGATATCATCGCCTTATCCAATATTACAGATACATTTAGCGAAGACACCACACGGATTATCAAACTGTTTGCAGATATTTATCTTGGTCACCATGCCTTTAATTACGAGGAATGTACCGAATCGACAAAAACTCTCATGGAGTTACTTGCGCAACAATTCCCAGATGTTTATTCTGGCATTACTGATCCTGTGTCCGCTTTACTTGATATTGCGAAGCAGAAACACTGCGGTGATACCGACAATACTGACATTCTCACCAATACCGAGAGCGCTTTTAGGGACTGGTTATCCCATCTCCCAAAGGCAAACGGCGAACTGTATTCCGAAAATACCCGTAACCAGTATATTGGTGCGCTGAAAGCAGTTGCTACTCAGTTCACAGATGCCATAGCTCCCTTTGCCTCTGTTTTTGAAATTACTGATGTGGAGCCTTTTGAAAGGGCTGTTTCTGCCATCAAATCCGATGATACATACGAAGAGTTTAATCGTAGCCGTGGTAATGGCTCTTTGTCTGCAGGACTTGATCTCTACAAACGCTTTCTGCTTGAGCGCAATGATACGAGCGATATGTTCTCGCCAGAATGGTTCCGAGAAAAAGCCGCAGAATATCCTACGCTTGATGAGGAAGCAAATCAGCTTTTGGCAGATTTTCAAACCAAGTTTGCCCCAGAGGTTTTGGCATCTCTGTCTGGGATTGAGATACTGAACACAATCTTCCTTAATGCAGCTAACGCGGAAAATATGTGTCGAGTATTGGAATTTGGTCCCCAGATCAAAGACACCTTCGGCAGCATCAAAGGTGGCAATGCGTACAAGTACGGTCTCTACTACTCCACCCAGGGTGCGTGGATGACAGGTTCTCATCAAAAGCCCCGTCAGTTGACCGAGGAGGAGGCCATTGAGGTTGGCGCTAAATTAAGAGACCATCTTGTTGCCGGTGCCAATGCGATCAAAGAATATGGTTCTCTGGCAACTATTGACGATTATAAGAAGCTACACCAGATTCTACGCGAGGTAACTGAAGGTGATATTGAGAGAGTTTGGTTCTTGAAATATTACCAGATGCTCTATCCTGAACTCTTTGCCACAAATTATAGCGATTACGCCCAGAGAACCGTATTGGGAGCTATCGGTGAAGAAAAGGAAAAATATCCGTTTGTTCGCATGGGCCAGATTCGCTTCTACGCAAACAAGTGTGGTATTACCAATGTAATGTTCAATAAGATTTTCTGGGATTATTATTCGGAGGAGACCACTTCTGCCAAAGCCGAGTCTTCCCAGGATATCTGTTATAGTACCGGCTACCAAAGCGATTATCCCCGTAACCGTATCCTCTTTGGCGCTCCTGGCACTGGTAAGAGTTTTACGCTGAATCACGAAAAGGATCTGCTGCTTGCAGATGGCGGTGAATATGAGAGAGTGACCTTCCACCCAGATTACTCCTACGCCAATTTTGTCGGCACATACAAGCCGGTGCCCTGCAAGGACAGCGATGGCAAGGACGCTATAACTTATTCCTATGTGCCTGGTCCGTTTATGCGCACTTATGTGAAAGCCCTTCAGAACAGCAGAACTGATGCCCCCAAGCCTTTCCTACTTGTGATCGAGGAAATCAATCGTGCCAATGTTGCTGCTGTGTTCGGTGACGTATTCCAGTTGCTTGACCGTGGTAATGACGAGGTTAGTGAATATCCGATCCAGGCATCCGAGGACATCAAAAAGTATCTGGCAGAAGAACTCGGCGGCAACCCCGACGATTACGCTGAAATCCGCATTCCAGATAATATGTTCATCTGGGCTACCATGAACAGTGCTGACCAGGGCGTATTCCCGATGGATACCGCTTTTAAGCGCAGATGGGACTTCACCTATTTGGGCATCGATGACAGTGAAGCCGGAATTGTTGGCAAAAAGGTTGTCCTCGGTCAAGGCGATTATCGCCGTGTTGTGGAGTGGAATGCTCTCCGCAAAGCCATCAACAATGAGCTGCTCACTTATAAGGTGAACGAGGATAAGCTGATGGGTCCGTATTTCATCTCCAAGAAAAATCTGCCGGAGGGTGAAATGATTGACCCTGCCGTCTTTACCCGTATATTTAAGAACAAGGTCATTATGTACCTGTTCGATGATGCCGCAAAGCAGAAGCGCATTACTCTGTTCGGCGGCTGCGATGAGAAGGCAAAAAACCAGTATTCCAAGATTTGCAGAGAATTTGACACCAAGGGTGTTTACATTTTCTGCGAAGGAATCAGTAGCCAGTTTATTGATAATGTCCCAGAGGATGATGGAGAATGATTTCAGTATTTTTACGAGAACAAAAACGCTATACCCAGGAAGACCTGGTTAAAGAGTTTCATTGCTCCGAGGAAAAGACTGTCCGCATTCTGAAACGACTGAAAGAATATGGCGTTCTGAAGGCCGTAAAAGCAAATGACACACAGAAGGACCTCACCGATCTGTTGGATGAGGATATCGAAATCGCTGATGTCGAGGTCGGTGAAAACGAATATCTGTACGTGTTCACTTTTGTTGGTGTTATTACAATTGAGGGTCGTGTGTTGAAATGTTATCCGAAATATCTGCTCGATGCCACGGCCCCCAAAGCAGAACTGAAACAAGTGCTGAAGGTTCTGGAAAAGTACAATTCTAAGGAACAGATCATTCGTATGTACAACGATACGAGCGACAGCAGTGCATTTAATATGTTGGCTGTTATGCTGTTCCTCCTCCAGGATTATTTCGAGTATGGCGCCTACACCAACACACAGGACATCATCGAATCCAACGGGTCCGGTGACATTCTTTGGGATAAGACCATCAACGAAACTTTCACTCTCTTAAGCAACAATCGGCCGTATTACCCGGAATTGCTAACCATGAAGCGTGTGAATGACGATTTCGATTTCTTCAAGCGTCTACATGAGTGTATCCTCACCCATTGCACGGAGGAATTGAGAGATGCAGATCTGTTGGATCTGTTCGATATTATGGGTGTCGATATTTCCGATGAGCATATCGAGGACTTTGGTGACAAGGAGTATGTCCTGGAGCGCATTGCCAAAGAACTTAACGTCCAGTTCAATACCCGGAAACAGCTTCTGCTGAAAACGCTATATGCCTATATAGCCAACAGCAGCGCACTGGACGATTTGGACTGTTTCAGTATGTTCGGAACAAACAGTTTTAACCAGGTGTGGGAAAAAGTCTGTGCGGAAGTGATGGACAACCAATTACAGAAACCTATCGGTGGACTGCGACTGCCTATGCCGTTGGCCGAGCAATACCGTGATATGCGGCATAAGAAACTCATTGACTTGATTGATAAACCGCGGTGGTCTGGGACTACTCCAAACAGTGAGTTGTTTGTAAAGCAGGCCGAGGATACGCTCATCCCGGACCTTATTTCCATCGTTAATGTCGAGGGGAACTATCAGTTTATTATTTTTGATGCAAAATACTATAACATCCAATTGGAGCATAACAAAAAGTTGCGTGGTCAGCCCGGTATCGAGTCCATCACCAAGCAGTATTTGTACCAGTTGGCCTATCAGCCGTTTGTAGAAGCTCACCAGATCAGCACAGTAAAAAACTGTTTCCTTATGCCAACCGCTTCTACGGAAATAATACAAAAAGGAACTGCATCCCTTGCCATGTTAAGTAATCTGGGATTGCAGGACATTCAGGTGCGTTTGCTGCCTGCGGAAATGATGTACCGGCACTACATTGACAACACAAAGTTAGACTTGCAGCTTCTAAATCTGTAGAATCAAAACTAACTGCTAAAGCTGCACCAAGCGATCTCTATGAATTAATCGAAGAAATCACCGAGCATTGCCTGTGAAGGCATTGCTCGGTGATTTTCATTATCTGTCTCTTCATATTCGGTGACGCCATCGATGTGTCAAGTTCCCGACTCTGCAAAAAAGTCGCTCAATGTGACTCCCAGCGCAACGCAGATCCGCTCAATTGTGGGAACCCCCAACTGACTTCCGCGCATCTCAGCATTCTTTAAGGTTGAATATGATACATCACACAACTGAGATAGCTTGAAAAGAGAGAGGTTACGCTCATCGGCCAACTCCATCACCCTTGCTATCGTATCCATATAATCCCCGCCTTTCTACATCCTATCCCGCCATCAATTCTAAAGGGAATGTAGTCCAATATTCTGCACTCAAAGAACCCTGCCTATAACTTGGAATCTCGAATCTGGCAGGATCACCTTGGGCGCGTATGCCTGATTATAGGACAGCATCACAGGTTGCATGTGAAGGCAACCATAGCTGTCAGTGAATGCGTCCTTTTGTTGTTCACTTGGCTCCTGCTCACTGTATACCTTCAAGTAGCCATCGCCATCATAGACAAAGATGCCGACCTCTCCAACGGCCAAGGTCTCGCACTCCTCTACCCATACAATCTGACCGTCATGATAAACAGGCTCCATACTATCGCCGGAAACCCGTACACCAAAATCAGCACCCTTTGGAACTGACTTTTCGGGAAAGCTAACCATCTCAAAGTTGCCCTCATCGAGGAATTCGCCGGTACCAGCGGATACCGCAAGATTACTCACAGGCATCTCTATGTACTTGAGAATGCTGACCACCTTTGGCTGCGGCTCATACTTCCCCGACGCAATCAGGTCATCCTTGTACTCCCTGACTTTTGCCAAGCCTGCATCATTGAGCACCGGTGTATGACTGCTGCAAAAATAAGAAACATCCACATCCAGATCAAGCGCATGACAGACAGCCACCAGCTGATAGGCGTTTGGTAAAGCACTGCCCTTTGCCCACTTATTGATGCCGCTGGGGGACATCGTTACCCCATACTGCCGCAAAAGTGCGCTGAAATCGACGAGGCTGAGGCCAGCCTTGCGGCGTGCTTCATCAATGCGGGCCCCAATAACATTTTCTTGACGCTCTGTCTCTGCATTATAGTTTGCGTGATTCGTTATCGGGAGAGAAAGAATTTTAGCTTTGCTCTTACTCATAATAGCAACCGCCTTTTCTGTTTATGGCTTCAGTATATAGTGGAAAAGACTCGCTGTCAATAGGAAATTGACTATTGCTCTACAAATGCGACATTGACATAGATAAATAATCCGCTTATTATAGAGACACACGAGCAAGATAAGAGGTGAAAACGCATGGATAATGAGCGTGTCATCCTACACAGCGACATGAACTCCTTCTACGCATCCGTTGAAATGATGCTTAACCCAGAGCTCAAAGGAAAACCTGTCGCGGTGTGCGGATCAACCAAAGAACGTCATGGTATTGTCTTGGCCAAATCAGACTTGGCCAAGAAAGCCGGAGTGAAAACGGGCATGGTGAATTGGGAAGCTCGGCAGCTTTGCCCAGGACTGGTCGTTGTGCCGCCCCAGTACGATCAGTACCTCAAGTATTCTAAGCTGGCCCGTCAAATTTACCACCGATATACGGATCTTGTTGAGCCATATGGTATGGATGAATGCTGGCTTGATGTGACCGGTTCTGGTGTCTGCGGAACGGGCATGGAAATCGCCGAGGCAATCCGGCAGACAACAAAAGAGGAACTTGGCCTGACGGTCAGCATCGGTGTGTCATTCAACAAGATTTTTGCCAAACTCGGGTCAGACATGCGAAAGCCGGATGCAATCACTGAAATCAAATGGGACAACTTCAAAGAGAAAATCTGGCCTCTCGATGCTGCAGAGCTACTTTATGTGGGCAGAGCCACAGAAAATAAGCTGGCTCAATACGGAATCCGCACCATCGGGGATTTGGCAAAGACTTCTCCGGATACACTGCGGCATATGCTGGGGATCAATGGTCTTAAGCTCTGGATGTATGCAAACGGAACGGATACTTCTCGTGTTATGCATAAGGACTTTGTCAGCCCCGTCAAGTCCATCGGGCACGGAATCACCTGTACTGCTGACCTGCAAACGCCGGAAGATGTGTTTCGCGTTATGCTGGAATTGAGCCAGGATGTCGGGCATCGGCTCCGCGTCCATGAGTTGATGGCGTGTGGTGTTCAAGTCTCCATCCGGACAAATGACCTGTATGGCTCACAGTACCAGTGTAAGCTCCAATTCAGAACGCAGCTCCCCAACGAAATCGCCGGAGTGGGCTTTCATCTTCTTATGGAGCGGTATCGGTGGGATAAACCAATTCGAGCTGTCACGATTCGCGGTATTGATTTGGTATCGCAGAAAGATGCAGAGCAACTCTCTATGTTCGTGGATCATCAGAAACGGGATCGCCGTATTCTTCTGGAGGACGCTGTCGAGGACATCCGAAGGAGATTTGGCAAACGCGCCATTTCCTATGCCATTCTTATGGGCGACTTAAAAATCCCCGATGACGGCAGGCAGTTGGCGACCATGCCCGGACTTATGTATCAGTAACTACCGCCGACGGAAGGGAGAAACCGTTTGAGATGAAAATGCAATTTCATAAAGCTGTGGTGAAGGTATTAGTTATCGTAGCCACAGACCGAACCAAGACGCCTGTCTCTCTGACCTTTGAAGATGGGAAGGAATACTCCATCGACCGTGTCTGTAGCAGACAGAGAGCCGCAGCAACAAAAGTAGGTGGAACAGGTATCCGTTATACGATTATGATCGGAGGAAGACAGACCTATCTCTTCGAAGACGAAGATCAGTGGTTTGTTGAAGCAAAGAACCTCCATGTATAGGAGATATGCCATTGAAATATCTATCACGCAATGACCTTGAAACTATCGGCGGGAGAGTCATCGCAGCATATAAAAGACTTCCGGCTATATCTGGTCAAGCGCTGGAACGAGTAGATATCGACTATCTCTGTCAAGAGCTTCTGGGCCTTCGTATCGATTATGCCCGGTTATCTCTGAACGGTGAAAAAATCGGCCTGACATCTTCTTGCGATATAGGCGTCGAGGTATTCCCAGAAGATCCAAGTTCCACGGAAGAACAGTATTATATGCTTGATGGAAAAACCATTTTGATTGAAAGTGATCTCATGAAAGAGGGTGCCAATATAGGCCGCAGGAACTATACCGTTTCCCACGAGAGCTGTCACCATATTCTGAAAATGCTGTTTCCGCACGACTACGGAGCCCAAGCAAGTGGGCGTTCCGTTCACTGTTGTTATCGAAGCAACAGAGGAAATGGGGATTGGGAGGAGTGGCAGGTTGAAACACTGGCTGCCATGATTTTACTTCCGCCCGAATGTGTAGTTCGAAGCATGGAGCGATTCGGCCTTGGAACCCAGATGCGCCTTCTAAACCGAGTGTTTGCCCCTGCCGATTACAAGAAGTTCGAAGCGATGGCATCATTTATGGGGGCTTCTAAAACAGCACTGTCCATTCGAATGATGCAGCTTGGTCTTCTGAAAAGAAATGATCTTTCCGACCCTTATAGTTTGGTTCGAGTCGAAATGGATGAGGAGGACCGTATACTATGAAACCTAACTCGTATGAAATCAAAGTTGTAAAGCGTTGCCCGAAATGCGACTGGCGCATTTTTGATAAAGTGACTCCCACTTCGGGCATCATTGAGTTGAAGTGTCCCAACTGTCGAAAGATTGTTGAGATAGACCTGAGTTATCGTACCCCAATCCGCAGGAGAGCTACCTACTACCGAGCATCCTGCCATACTTACACATAAGAACAATCGACAACAGAATAAGAAAGCTGATTGCACCGAGCCACGGGTCCTTAGATTAGGAAGTCTATGAGACACCAAATTGCCGGGCATTGAGAAGAAAAGGTTACTGCAAAGTATACCTATCTTCTTGATGCCCGGCTTTTTTATGCTGTTGCCCCCTAATGGAGGTAACAATGCTAACCAGCCTTTGGGAACCCTATATCGCTCAATATCCTTGATCTCCGATTTTTTGAACCTCACCAAATTCAAAAAATCAAAAGGAGATCAAAAAATGTCTAAGAAAACTTATATCGTCGAGTCCTACGATCCCGCCACCCGCAAGATTGAGCGCGTTACGGTCACACACGAAGTATACAACGCCTATCGCCGCTCCGGATGGAATATTGCAGACAACAATCAGTCCTTTTTTAAGCACGAGATCCAGATGAGCAGTCTGATTGGTGGCGAAGACGGCGGTTATGACAATTTCCGAGAATTCATCGGCGACCCTGAAGCAGTGGACAATGCCGTTGCCGAGAGGATGCTCCTGGAGGCCCTTTACAAAGCATTGGACCAATTAAGCGAGAGTGACTGTGACTTGATCAGAGCTCTCTACTTTGAGGGCAAAACTCTCTCTGAGTATGGCGAAGAAAAGGGTTGTGCGATTTCCACGCTGAGCGAAAGACGGAAGCGTATTCTCCGCGACCTGAAAAAAGTATTGAAAAACTTTGCCGAATAACCCGAAATTATTTCTCACATTTTCCCCTATACAAGTGAGAAGGAATTTACCTTCTTTCTTGTGAACATTGAAAACTGCATATCCGGCGACTGATAACGTCAGTCAGCGGGCCCCTGACGAGGGGGAACAGCGATGCGGCGGGTGCGCCAAGACCCACCTGTGCGGAGAGCTCCGCATAAAAGACGGCCTACTAAGGTGGCCGAGCGATACCCACCCAGCCCAAAGCAGCTTTGGCAAGTTGTCTCGCAATGATACCGTTGACCTGTACTCACTGTCCAGCCACAGACTCAAGCAATGGGGGCAGCTCGGAGAGATCCTCGGAGGGGTGAGATTCCCGGAGGGTGGTGCCAGCCACTGGTCAGTTTAGCCGCCCACGATCCGGGGAGTAGTGTCGAATAGGATCATTAGTAAGTAAGAACACAAATGCGGCGGGAGCCGAGCCATGCCATGGGAAAGCAATATTCTTCCAACCAATGGACGGCTCCCGCCTTTTTGATGATAGAAATGTGAGGACAAAACTTGTCCTTAGATTCCTATCATCTGCAATTTTGAAAAGTGCCAGTAATTTCGGCATAATTATATTGAAAAGTTGCTCTTTGCAATGTGTACTACATGGAGCAGCGAAATAGCCACAGGCAGTGGGCTATACTGTAACTGCTGTCTCTGCTTATTTCTATAAACACGAAATCAACCACGAGGAGGTAGCACCATGCTGTCAAACAAGAACACCAAGAACGCCAATTTTCTCTTTATTGTTGATATGCTGAAGGATCTCCTTGCGCAGAGGTTGATCACAGAAAAGGAATATGCCAGGGCGAAAAAATATTATATGAAGCTTACCGGCGCAGACATCGTATTAGCGCACTGAAAATTGTGCATAAGGTCAATTCTGTGCTGTTCCGATTGTTTTGATAGCTATTCAATGTAGTTATCAGTATAATGTGGTTTGCCAAAAGTGGTTGGTATCATAATATGATACCAACCAAAATTAGAGAAAGGAGGACACTGGAATGCCTGAAGTGCGACTCATCACCCCTATCACAAGACAGAGCACAAAGAAGATGCAGGTCGCAGCATACTGCCGAGTGTCTTCCAACTCTGCCGATCAGCTCAACTCCTATGCCGCACAGATCCGAGCATACAAAAAATGCATCGGAGCACGCGACGATTGGGAACTGGTGGACATCTTCGCCGACGAAGGTCTCACCGGAATGAAAAGTGAAACCCGCGATGAATTCCAACGGATGATCCGCATGTGTGAGCTCAAGCAAATCGACCTCATCATAACGAAGTCCATCTCCCGCTTCGCACGAAACACAAAAGACGCTCTGGCCTATGTAAGAAAGCTCAAATTGCTGGGTGTGGGCGTACAGTTTGAAAAGGAAGGCATCTCGACGCTCTCTATGGGCGACGAGATGCTTCTTAATACCTTCTCTGCTCTGGCGCAGGAGGAATCGCAGTCTATCTCTATGAACCAGCGTCTCTCAATCGTCAAACGCATGGAACTTGGCGAGTATGTGGACAGCAACGCCCCTTACGGATACCGGTTAGTCGATAAGATGTTGACCGTGTACGAGCCGGAAGCAGGCATTGTGCGGAATATCTTCGCTCTGTACTTGCAGGGCTTCTCCACAAGCGAGATCGCAAGAGAGCTGAACAAACTCAACATCCCTACCAAGGCCGGAAAGGAAATCTGGCGACCAAGTCGCGTGGCATATATTCTGAAGAACGAAAGGTACATCGGCGACAGCTTTTATCAAAAGACCTACCGAGAAACCACCGTTCCCTTCAACCAACACCCCAATCGTGGACAGGAAGATCGCTTCTACGCAAAGGGTACCCACCCCGGCATTGTCGAAAAGGATGTATTCGATGCCGCTCAGACCCTTATTGAAAAGCGTAAGGATGTCTTCGCCAAAGCAACAACACAAAATATCTATCCGCTTACGAGCCGCATTCAGTGTTCTGAGTGTGGCTCTTTCTATAGGCGAAGAATCGTGTCGGGGACTGTGAAGTGGGTATGCTCCCTTCACAAAGATGACAGTACAGCCTGCAGCTCCAACTACTACAGCGAAGAACGGATCTACGACGGCTTCATCTCCATGGTAAACAAACTGCGATTCTCGGAAGATAACATTCTCGGGCAGGTCATCAGCAGACTGGAGATGACGCTGGCAGCTATGAAGCGGAACAATACGGCCGCCCGAGACTTAAGCAAGAGCATCGCCGAGTTGAATGCAAAACTGCTTATGCTCGAACAGCTCCGCTCCAAGGGATACCTCGCCCCTGAAGTCTATCAGGCACAAGCCAATGAGATCAATGCAGAGCTGGCAAAGCTCAAGGATGTCAGGCAGGAAAAGTTTAATTCGAAAGCTGCCACCATGCTGGAAGAAGTCAGGAAGCTGAAGATGCTCATCTTCGAGCAGGAAGAACCCCTTGAAGCATTCGATGAGAAACTCTTTCTGGAAATTGTGAAGTCCATCCAAATCAATAAAGAGGACGAAATGTCCGTAGAACTCCTTGGCGGGCTTCGATTCAGAGAACGCATATAGGAGGCGACCATGAAAAAGATACGGTACATCCCATACGGGTACACGATGCGAAATGGCAGGACGGTCATATCCACTGAGGAAGCCGAAGTCATCCGAGATATCTTTAAGGCATATCTGAATGGCGCTTCTCTCAAAGCAATCGCGGAAGAACTGACCAGCCGCCAGATCCCATATACACAAAAGACCACCACATGGGATAAAGCCCGTATCGCAAGAATCATCGACAACGCTAAATATGTTGGGACTGAAGAATACGACCCCATCATAGATGAAGCCATATATGAAGCAGCGGTCAGCCTGAAAACGGCACGGCAGCGCAATACCTGCGAAAAGGAAAACGATGCCATCGACCTGCTCCGAGACTTCGTCCGGTGCGACAACTGCGGTCAGCCGATGAAGCGCCGCATCAGCATGAAGCACCGCATTCGAGAGAGCTGGAACTGCACCAACGATGAATGCGGTATCAGAGTCCGCATCAGCGATGCCCAACTCATCGAAACCATTACAGTCCTCATCAATCGGATCATCCTCAATGACCATCTGCTCCAGCCGAAGCCCAGGAAACGGTATGAACCAGACGCGAAGGTCACCAAGGTAGGAAACGATATCGCCCTGGAGCTGGAGCGTGACGCTCCAAACGAGGAGTACATCATTGAAAAGACCATCGAGATGGCAGCGCTGATGTACGAGCAAAGCAATGCCAAGTTGAACCTCACAGTATCGCTCGCAAGGAAACTGGCACATACGATGGTCACGCAGGATGAATTCAATCGAGATTACTTTACCGCCCTCGCCTCATACATCACGCTCGGCGAACAAGGCAGAGTGGTGCTTCATACTAAGACAGAAACGGAGGTCACGCTGGACGATGGAAGTAACGAAAGTCCCTAAGAAAATTGTCACTGTCATAGAGCCGAAACGCTCCATGACGGTAGACAAAGAAAAATACAGACAGAAAAGAGTGGCGGCATACTGCCGAGTCTCGACAGATAGCGAAGAGCAGCTCGTCTCCTATGCCAACCAAAAGAAGGTGTACACCGAGATGATCGCCAGTCGTAAAGACTGGTGCTTCGCAGGCCTGTTCGCTGATGAGGGCAAGTCCGGCACAAGAGCCGACAAGCGGCCTGAGTTCAACAAAATGATCAACGATTGTCTGGCCGGAAAGATCGATTACATCATTACTAAGTCCGTATCCCGATTTGCCAGAAATACGGTGGACTGCCTTGACTATGTCCGAATGCTCAAGTCCAAAGGCATCGGCGTCTACTTTGAGGAGCAGCAGATCGATACACTCAAGACAGATAGTGAACTGTATCTGGTCATCTATGCTGGCTTCGCACAGTCCGAATCCGAGAGCATCAGCAAGAATATCACATGGAGCGTCCGCAAGAAGTTCGAGGACGGAACTCCAGTGTTTATGTACAAGCGGTTCCTCGGCTATAGAAAGGGCGCTGACGGTGAGCCGGAGATCGTACCGAGCGAAGCGGTCATCGTGGAACGCATCTTCAACCTCTATCTGGCTGGGGAAACCGTGGACAAAATCTCCAAGATGATGCAGGCCGAGAACTATGATATTCCTGGCAAAACCATCAGCTTTAGCAAGGGCATGATCATGAATATGCTCTCCAACGAGCGATATTGCGGAGATGCAATCCTGCAAAAATCCGTCACAATTGACTGCATCGAAAAGAAGCGGAAAAAGAACACCGGTGAAGCTCCAATGTACTATGTTCAGAATAACCATCCAGCTATCATCGACAGAGTGACCTTCAACAAAGTTCAGGAAGAACTGGCAAGGCGAAAAACGAAAACGCCAGGCTCCGCAAAGAGTTCCATCACATCCACCGGCAAGTATTCCCGCTACGCCCTGACCGATGTGCTCATCTGCGGCAACTGCGGTACTCGCTATCGCCGTGTGACATGGTCAAGGAACGGTGTCAAGCGCATCGTGTGGCGCTGCATCAGCCGACTGGACTACGGCAAGAAATACTGCAGCGATTCCCCCACCATTATGGAGGACAAGCTACAGGAGGCCATCGTTCGAGCGGTCAACAAGTTTAACGAGCAGGATAACGCCACCTATAAGGCACTCATGAGAGCAACCATCAGCGAAGCCCTCGGCCTTAATGGAGATCCGGAAGAAGTAGATATGTTGGAGCGAAAGGTCGAAGCCCTAAACAATAAGATGCTGGCGCTTGTCAATGAGAGTGTCAGCTCCGGCGATGGCATCGAGGCCCATGAAAGCGAGTTCATGACACTGTCACAGGAAGCAGAACTCCTCAAGCAGCGTATAGCAGCCATTCAGGAAAGCACCGCCAAGGATAACGGTGAGCAGAACCGTCTCGAGCAGATTCAAGCTATCATTGCCGAACGAGAAAGTAAGTGCATGGAGTATGATGACTCCATTGTCCGTCAGATGGTAGAATGTATTAAGGTTTATCCTGGCGGCAAGCTGGAAATCATCTTCGGTGGCGGATACCTTGTCGAGGAATCCGTCTAAGCGTAGGAGATTGAGGGATCATCCCTCTTTCTCTATTTCATCGTGGATGTTCTCCTGAATCGCATCGAGAAGGGCGACCTTTTGCTCTGTTGAACATTTCAACCTTGAGATGTAATTATAAATCAACTGTGCATGGACAGTTGCAACGCGCTTGGCAAGTTCCTCCTGTCCTTCCTTTGAGCGCGGCAAATGAATGATTACTTCCATAGAATCCCCCCAATCAGGCATAAGGCCGGATGCATATCATTAAGATGGTCAGCACACAATGAAGCAAGGGATAATCGCAGACACGCCGCCTTTTAATGTCTTTATTTATTGACAATTATAGATATATCGTCTATAATAACAAGCACAAAGATGACGTAGAGGTGGTGTGCAGAATGGGACGAAAGAGTGTTGCTGTGCTGCCGCAGACGCAGGCGATTTTAGAACAGCTGGGAGAACAGATCAAGCTTGCCAGATTACGGCGGCATCTGTCTGCCGAATTGGTCGCGGAAAGAGCCGGCGTAAGCCGAGCCACAGTGTGGAATGTTGAAAAGGGAAACCCCTCTGTCGCGATTGGGATCTATGCCGCAGTTCTGCACGCACTGAACAATATGGATAAAGACCTTCTGCTCGTTGCAAAGGATGACGAACTGGGGCGTAAACTCCAAGACCTTGAACTTACCACGCGCAAGAGAGCACCACGAAACGGAGGTGATTGACCGTGGCATCAAACCAAAAAGTGATTTATGTCTATGAGAGTTTCAAATCTACAACGCCAAACTTTCTGGGAACGCTCTTCGTGGAGAATGTCCGCGGCCGTGAAAGCTATTCCTTCGAGTATGATGCTGACTGGTTAAAAAGCAGCGTAAACTACATGTATCTGGACCCGGATCTTCAACTGTATGCCGGGCGGCAGTATCCCACCGGTGCAAAAAATGTGTTCGGCCTTTTCGCTGACTCTTCCCCCGACCGCTGGGGTCGCCTGCTGATGACGCGCAGAGAAAGAATACTGGCGGAGCAGGAAGGCCGGAAGCCTCGAAAGCTCTTAGACAGCGACTTCCTGTTGGGTGTCTACGACGAGACGCGGATGGGAGCGATCCGCTTCAAGCTGGACAAAGACGGTCCGTTCCTTTCGGATGATTCGGAAACCCCGACGCCTCCCTGGACCAGCCTGCGAACGCTGGAGGAAGCCTCCCGTCAATTCGAAAACGACGAGTCCGGTCTCGAGCAGAAATGGATCAATCAACTCATCAAGCCCGGTTCCTCACTGGGCGGCGCTCGTCCGAAGGCCACCGTTCTGGATACAAAGGGAAATCTATGGATCGCCAAGTTCCCGTCCAAGCACGACGATGTTAATGTGGGCGCATGGGAAAAGGTCACCCATGACCTTGCAAGACTTTGCGGCTTGGATGTTCCCGAGTCCATGCTGATCGACTTCTCCAAGTACGGAAGTACCTTCCTTGTACGCAGGTTTGACCGGAATGGCGCTGTGCGGATTCATTTTGCGTCCGCCATGACAATGCTCGGAAAAACGGATGGGGCATCGGCAGCGGACGGCTCCAGTTATCTTGAACTGGTGTCCTTTATCAAGGCCAACGGCGCTGCTCCCAAGGGAGATTTGACAGAGCTATGGAAGCGGATCGTGTTCAATATGGCTGTTTCCAATACGGATGACCACATGAGGAATCATGGCTTTATCCTCAGGGCGGATGGCTGGCATCTCTCACCCTTGTACGATGTAAACCCCGTCCCGGAGGGTGACGAGCTGTCCCTCTGCGTAAACGAGGACGATGCGACGATTTCCCTCGACCTTGCGCTGGAGATCGCACCGTATTGTGAGATCAGCACCAAGGACGCAACTGCTATGGCGGCGGATGTCCTGAAAACCGTCCGAGATAACTGGAATCGTCTGGCAGCAGAATGCGGATTAAGCCGGAGCGCACAGGAATATATGCGGCCGGCCTTCTCGCTGGCTCTTGAATAACACAGCTTGATTCACCATCAGATCTCCCTTCGAGCAAGGGGGATCTTTTTTTGCCAGTCACAAGCCAAAGAGCATTCCGCGTGTGCTATTCCTCAAGGACAGGATCGTCTGCAAGGGGTTCTTCGTTTTCCTCTACAAAGTCATCTTCCGCAGCAACCTTCCCAGAATGCAGCTTCGTCATTCGCAAGGTGTATTTGCATTTTCGATTATAGGCGACGAGCATAGCTTCGGCGTAGCAAAGAGACCCTGCTCCACGCTCTTTAGCGATGCGAGACAACTGCCGAACAGACATGAAGCCAACCCTCTCCTTAAAGGTTTCATCACGAAGCTGGTCACCAAATGCTACGACCATTCTCGCAACACCGGCTAATACATTTGCTCCCAGAGAGTCGATATCCCCCTCCCATGTACCAACGCAGAGCCGCAAAGTTCGGTCAAGCACATGGTAACCATATTTGGTGTAGATCCGCTCCAGCGTGGCAACCGCACAGATCACGCCATATGCTTTGGTCGGCCCGATAGAAAGAGAATAGGATTCAACGAGCCGCTTAATAACAAGCTGTTGCTCATTTCCTGCTTCGATATTGGCCATGAATATCTCATAAGGCTTCAACGGGCGCACATGCTTCATCTGATTTGCAAAAATGTCTGCTTCGTTCTTGTAATCTAAGCTGTCATAAATCATGCACCAAACAGGAGTCTCCCGCGAACCGGATACAGTAGCAACGATTTCTATGGTGTGCTGACCATTAAAGACATAGTTGACACCATCACGGCGGCTCACCTTCACCGGGTTGATTTGGTTCAGGTCGAAATCCTCGATGGCTTTTTCAACCTGCGCCTGAGACAATGGCCGCTGGTATTCCTGATTAGACACGAGATTTTTGATTGGGATCTGCTCGAAGTGGACATTCGGAACAAATCTGCTGAAGTCTTGCATTAGTCTACCTCCCTGATTTCTGAGAGCATCTCGGACACCTTCTCCTGTAGTGACAACAGCGCCTCCTCAAGTTTGCTTTTTGCACTCGTTGAAGCGGCGTTCATATCCGCATTGTTTCTGGCTCGCTCGATGGAACTAACCCATGACGGAACGGTCAGAGTCAAACCGGCGATTTCGGCATCTGGGTCGTGCATAGGGGGAATTTTGATAAGAGGTAAAGTTTCCTGCATAGATTCAACTGGCTCCTCATCTGTATCAGCAAATTCTTTTCGTGTGTCACTGTAACTGGTGAACGGGTGCTGTAGGTCTTCGGGTCTTGTCCCGATCCGCCTAATCTCTTCCGGCGGCATTTTCGAAAGGGCCACAAGGTTCTCGTGAGATATTTTGAAAGTGCCAGAAAGCACTTTGCCAGGAAGTTCAGGGTCTGCCTGTCCAACAACGTCTAACGCCTTACTGAAGATTGCATACTTCTGCACAGATCCAGTAGATACATTATATTGAGCACTGAACTTCTGGGCTGTGCGCCGAAAAGTCTCGCCTCGCTCACCCTTGTTTCTCCGCTTATACTGGTTGAACCCATTGATGTTGGGCGGATGCTTACGCGCTACTTTCTCAAGTTCATACTGCTTTCCAATGAGATATCGTCTGGTTTCCTCCGTGATATTTCGGCGACCGAGCTGATTGCTGCAGATCCAGACAATCGCTTGCTCCCGGTTCTCAAATGGCATCTTCCGTACAGCATAGGGGATGTGCAGCCGGTTACATATCTCGTAGCGGTTATGGCCATCAATGATGATGTTATTCCATGTGATGATCGGCTCTCTGCAGCCGTCTACTGTAAGATTTACTTCGAGTTGAAGATACTCATCTTTCCGTAAAGGGCGAATGAGTGTCTTGAATTCCGGGTCGATCTCCAACACCGCAAATCCTTTATCCATCGCTGGGAGGTCTCCTCTCATTTTTCTTTAAGGTTTTCATGGAGAAATAGGCTACTCTGTTTGCAACATCCACCTCTCCGCTCATACGATAACTGTATTGGAAGTCGAGAGTACCGATCATATTGACCAAAGCGCACAGGAGTGTATTGCTGTAGAACTCAACAGAATAATGGCGTGATGTTTGAACCAATTTCACTCGGTTGGATGTGCCACCAGTGAGGGGCCGATCCGAGCCAAGTACAGCAATGAACATTTCTTCTGGATTGACCAGAAATTGAACATATTGTGGATTCCCCATTTTGTTCAGGGTGGACTTATGTATGCGAAAGCGATTCCACTTTAAGTCAATGGTCATGATCGCGCTGTTATCCGTACTACCCATTTACACTCCCCTCCTGCACAGGTACCTCTGGTTGATATGCGGTATGGACTGATGTGACATTTTCCACGGATGCCGTGGAGGATACAGTGCTATCCTTGATTCCATAGATTGCATATCCATCAAAAATGTTGATCTGCAGAGATTTCTGGTGTTCACGATAGGGCAAACCGAACTGATCCTTCCAACCGGCTGGGAATACAGGTGTACGCGCAGTCTTGGGCTTGCCTCCGTCTTTTGCAATACGCTGATAAATCTCGGAGGCGTTCAAGTCGAATACAATCAGATACTCATCATTAGCATGGATGACCTTGCCAAGCAGCTTGTACCTGTAATCAATATTCCAGTCCATCAGCTCAAAGAGCTTTGCAAAGAAGAACTTACCCGTCACCTGGCGGGGCCTCCTCTTCCCGCCAGATGTGTTGCACCACGCGAATGCGTCTCGCTCTGACTCGGCGCAAGGGCGTAGTGCAAGAATGTGCGACTCTCGATTGATCAAGAGCTGGACACAGTCTGCATGGGGAAACTTGTTTAAGCAAGCAGTATTGACATAAACTTTGTAATTGTTGAAGGTGATAGACGGCTCGAAAGTATGAGCGAAGAACTCCCTACGAACCACCTGATACCCATCAAAATCGAAGTCATCACTAAGTTCGATCACATCGCCTGGTGCCGATGCGTCGATTGTCATTGGCGTGTCCGCATCCTCCTTAAAGGTAATGGTAGTTTCATCATCGACATTGCCGAATTGAGTATTCTGCAGCATCGGTGAGATGAAAGAAACCTGATTCTCTACTTCCATTCTGCTCTCCTTTCATTCGTCTCTGACAAGATCCAGCGCATCTCCAATCTGGCGTAGGCTCATGCTGAGATAGCGACAAAGCCGTCTGAGCTGTTCCGTGTTATACTCTGCCATGATCACATCCTGCTCGGCTTCGGACAAATCAGAAAAGCATCTGTTGACATGTATACCATCACGAACCACGCGGTAGTACACTCCATCAAGATTCCGAAAGATTGGAATATTGTTTTTTTCAGGCATTAAAATCCACCTCTTCCATCTGCTTTATTGGGGCTAATTGCTCTGCTATGAATCGCTGCATTTCATCAAACTTGGTAACTCGAAGCTTCTCACCGGTTTCAAAGAGTTGGCCTTCCAGCCAAAGTTTCCATGCATCTTCACTTTGTAATTCCGGTGAAGATGAGGTAAGTCTGTGAGAGTAAAAGTCACTACCAAACCTGTCTGCCAGTTTCTTAGGAACTGCCCGAATACGCTTTCCTGATACGGAGAGAGGAGAAAGCTCACCGTCGCCGCTGATGGGAGAATCTGTCCCCGTCATGAGATAGGACTGGATAAAAATCTCAGGCTCACTCAAATCAAATATGAACACCGAATCTCCTTCGTTTTGGAGGAGTCTACCATAGGCCCTGAACTTAAAATCGGTTTCCCAATCGAGCAGTTCGAATAGGGTTCCACCAAATGCGGTACACGGTATCTCTTTGGCGTAGTATTTTCCATCGTCGGGCCTTGACCACTGTACGCACTGGCGAGAATCCTTAGAGGCGCGACGAACAGCGAGCTTCCGCAATCCCGGATGGATCAGCAGTTCAACTTTGTTGTCCTTCCCGAACTGCCTGACGCAATCTGTGCTGAACTTGATTTGTTTGCTCTGAAATAAGACATACGGTCTTTTGTTCGCATCAAAGAGAGATGAATTCGTAACTTCAAAGCCGCGCAAATCAAAATCTCCAGCTGCCACCTCGAATGTGGCGTCACCCTCCGCAGGCTGGCCGTAATATGTATCGTCCGTGTAGACACTCATAGAAGCCTGTAAATAATCGGCTGCCTTGAAACCTGCCCACTTAGGGCTAATCGTGACAAATCCTTTCAGAACGCCAGATTCAATCACCCGAAGCTCCGGCAGAATAGACTTTCCGCCGTATTTCGCATTATTGATCATGTGCTGGACGGCTATATAATCGTCCCGCGACACGATTGCCTCGTGTTCTCCTTTATACAGGCTCTGCTGCCGTTCTCCTCTGTTTTTCTTGGACTTATGACTAATCACATCAGGCGTGAATGTCTTTCTTGTGAGAACATCACCACAATGCCGCTCATTCCTCAAGACCTGAATTACGGTGCCGGAAGTCCACTTGGAATTACCAAGGAATGTCCTCTTACCAAGTGCCTCGAGGGTTTTTGCAATATGCGATGAAGAATATCCGGACAGATACATGTAGAATATGAGCTTCACGGTCGGCGCTTCGTCCGGATTGATCACCAACTTGCCGTCAGCATCATGGGAATAGCCTAACAGCTTGGGTGTCAGAGGAAGTCCTCCATTCAACCGCTGAGCAAGCGAAACTTCCATACTGCGGCTTCGAATGCGGGACTCGTTTTCCGCAATGGAAGCCAAAAAAGACAGCGGCATGTTTGTATCCTCGTTCAACGAGAAGATGCATTCACTCTCGAAGAAAACGCCTACTGGATTGCGGAGCTCCGCAAGATTCCGCACCATAGTAATACAGTCGACGGTATTTCTGGCAAGACGCGAGACTGATTTGGTGATGATCAAGTCGATTTTTCCGGCTCTGCTGTCAGTGAGCATTTGGTTTAGCTCAACGCGGTGTTTTGTCGAAGTGCCCGAGATTCCTTTATCGGCGTAGATCTTTACAAGCTTCCAATTGGGATGCTTCAAGACGAACTCTTCATAATAGTTCTTCTGAAGTTCATAGGAAGTTTCCTGACCGAGATTATCAGTTGATACTCGAACGTAGACCGCAACACGCTGATGGACATCTGCATCGTAGAAGTCGACCTGTTTCTTTGCCGGATAGATGACATCGGGCTCTCTCCGATTCGAGTATCGCTTATGTACTTTCTCACGTTCTGCTTGATCAGCGGCTTTCTTGGCTGATTTACTCATGGAGCGCACCTCTCATATCCAGCTCGTCATCAGGCAGGATCTTCCAGTCAGGGGTTGGGAGAAAACAAGGCTCTCGAAGATCGTCGCGATAATACGATGCCAAAGTGTATAGATCTTCTGATATGAAGTAGATGCCAACAGGAGGCTTGCGAGCAGCGAGCATTCTTGCGCAAATCGCCATTTCTTGAGCATCTCTGGACACATTGCTGACCTTCTGCGTGATTATGAGATCTACTTTCCCCGCATCGCAGTCAGACAGGAGTTCAGACCATGCTGTAGAGTTCTCCATATACGGAGCGGTTGATCCATTGTCAATATAGAAACCTACGAACTCCCACATAGGATACTGAGCCAGCGTAGCACGAAAAACCTCTTTGTTGCGTTCGAGATATTCCTCGTCTCTATATTTCGTCTGGTTGAAAAAGCGGATGTACACTGCAACCTTGAACGGGATCTTGGGGTTAGGTACTTCATGGCGGATAGTTTTCAACCACTGCCTGTGTTGTGCCACAAGGGGTGATACCATGTTTTCTCCCAGGCACAGGTCAAAGGAGGGATACTCAGTCTCTTCGAGTCCTTGTTCAGTACCTAAAGGCAGCAGTTTCGTGTTTTCCATGTTTTCCTCCGGCATTTGGGCAAGCCCTTTTGGGTGAATTATAAGAAAAATGCTTAAAAATAAGAAGATACCATAGGTCAGCATCTTGACCTATGGTATGGAAATGACAAAAAAATTATCGGATTGGTCACCCAATCCGATAATTAATCATTATTCTGCTTCTTATGCATGGAGGCTTTGACCTCTCGGACAATCTTTAAGATGGTTTCCATCTCACTGGCCGAGCAGTCTTCAAGGAGCTCCGCAAACTCACCTTGATAGATTGCTTTGACCTCCGGTACATCTGGGCGGAGCAAATAGTCTGCAGATACCTGAAGGGCTTCCGCCACTTTGACGAAAGTCTCAAGTTGCATCCCCGTTTTTCCTCGTTCGATGTTGCTAATCAGCGGCAGTGAAACAGAAGCTTCGACTGCCAAATCCGCTTGGCTCATGCCTCTGCTGATTCGAACAGCTTTGATGCGTGAGCCGACCAGCTTCAGATCTTGTTGTTCATACATGACCAGCTCACCTCCCCTTCGCCGGATATAAGCTAACAACTATAATTTAAGTTAGTATATAATATGCGAAGGTCAAGTTTATATAATCGTACCGCTATAAAATAACTGTTCAAATATAATTGAGTTGCCAAAATTTTTAAGGAGGTTTCTCGATGCAACTCAATTACTATGTCCTTGGTCAAAGAATCCAAAAAATCAGGAAGAACAAGCGTATCTCCCAAGCGGTGTTGTCCACCATGATCGACAAGTCCGCTGGATACATCAGCTATCTCGAGTGCGGTACAAAGGTTATGAGTCTCGAAACTTTTGTTGGCATCGCCAATGCGCTGGAGGTGTCGACTGATACGCTCCTGAACAGGCAGCTCACGGGTGCGACTGAGATGTCTAATGCCGAGGCGCAGAAAATCTTCGCCAACTGCACCCCGTATGAAACCTATGTCCTGTTGGATGTGCTGAAAACAACCAAGAACGCTCTACGCTCGCACCACCATCTCCTCAAGGATGAGTGGTAATCATTTTATCAACTGAATATCAAATAGCAACAGGCCACAGGTTAAGAGATTGACCTGTGGTCTGTTGCGTGCAAAAAACGATTATGTTTTCGCCCAAAACGATTATGATTTGGGCTTTTGCGAGATTTTCCATTCTATTGATGCTATAATCCGGTCAAGCCAGAAAGGATGAGGATGAATGATCTATTACACCGGCGATATTCACGGCAGTGCGAAAGGAATCGTTGCTTTTGCCCAACACTATGAGCTCACAGAATCGGACATCATCGTCATCCTTGGTGATGTCGGAGCGAACTATTACGGCAACAGGCGGGATCGGTATTGCAAAGATGCGCTTGCCAGAATAAAGCCCACCGTCTTCTGTATTCACGGAAACCATGAACGGCGTCCAGACACTCTCGCGGGCTATAAGCAGAAAGAATGGAATGGTGGCCTTGTGTGGTACGAGGATGAGTATCCGAACTTACTCTTCGCCAGGGACGGAGACATCTTCACTATGGAAGGAAGCCGGCATCTGGTCATCGGCGGCGCTTATAGCGTAGACAAATACTACCGACTGGAAAACGATCTGCTGTGGTTTGCTGATGAGCAGCCCTCGGCAGAAATCAAGACATATGTGGAAGATCAAATCACGAAAAACAGAATTGACATTGTTCTCTCTCATACCTGCCCCTATAAGTACGAACCGCGGGATGCGTTTTTACCCATGATCGATCAGAGCACGGTTGATGACAGCACAGAGCGATGGCTTGATGGGATAGAAGAAACAGTAGATTATAAGGCATGGCTTTGCGGACACTGGCACATAGAGAAGCTAATCGACAAGCTTCGCTTCCTGTTCCACGATGTTGTGTCACTGGAAATGATAAAGCGAGGTTTCAAATGAGTCGTTTCAAGAGCAATCTCTACACTGTTGAGCGCCGAGTATGGAGAAACCACAAGCTGTGCTGGATTCAGAACGATGACTTCACTCTCTTTTCAGGACATCACAAAACGAAAATCAAAGAGGAAGATCTCCCGGAATGGTATGTCTTTGGCAGATACTATAAGCTGTGGGGCTTCCTCTCCACAAAAGGTATTACCGACTTGCGGTATATCCCAAACCTGTGGATCAACCACTTCCTGAAAGATGACTGTCTCCTGATCTCCTATAGCGGTAAAATCGAGGAACATCCAAACAGCATCGGTTTTGAAAAATACAGCGGCGTTGATGAGCGAGTGTGGGGCAACGAGATCCTCCATGTGTTGAAAGGCGCAAGGATGTTCTCGCAATATGATATCGCCCCTATCATAGAGCAGATCCGCGAGAAGCAGCGCATTCTCATTGAGAACTACCCGGACGAGTTCGGACCCCACAAGTGGAGTTTTGATCTCGATAAATGGATGGCAGAAGAGTACCACTCAGGCCGCCCAACCTATTACAGCAAAGCCATCACAGAAAAGAGAGAAGCAGAGCTGCGAGAGCTGTGCGGTAAAAGAGGACAGACAGATGGATGAATACCAGAACGCAATGGAAGAACTCCACGATATAGTCGAGGGAATTAGCAAGCTGCGAGACGCAGCATACACTCATTACTCTTTGTTGGTCGAGCAGGTGCTGAAGGATCGAATCACCGATGAGCAGCAGTTAGAGCGGATCATGGACGGTCTCTGCGATTTCTGCGATGAGATTCGCTTCATTGAGCTTTACCGAAGCCTCTGCCGACATATTTACTACCAGTATCCGCAGCTCGTGGGAGAGCATGTGGCTCTTTTCCGTGCGCTGTTTGAGGGACCCGATGAGAACTGATTTGAGAGAAGATGTATGGAGGTAACCTTCAGTGAAGGTGGCAGATACAAGTTTGCCTGCTACCGCCTCACATATGAAGAAAGCAAGTCTCCAGATAGGATTGCAAAGATTAAAGCCGATCTTGCCTCAAAGGGGAAAGATGGGTATTCCATTGCAATCACTTATGACGCATCTCCCACCCCACCAACGTGGGACACATTCGCCAATTCCTTATTATGTCTGGACGGAAGACTTGAGATGTGGAAGCTAATGCAAGAGAGCTGGCCACATCACAAAGCGGTTGAAGCTCAGAAAGGAGTGAGTAAGATGAGCACATCATATTTCATTTTTACGGAGGTTCTGACAAATGATCAGTGGCATTGTATCAACCCCCAAGTGATGAAGCTGCTGCCTATCGAACAACTCATTCTTGTTCCAACGCTTCGCTCAGACAGCAGGTATCAGTTTGAAAAAGCATACCGGCAACTTGAGTGCGATGGGCACCCGTTCACAGTAGACGAAATGTCAAGAAATCTACAGGCATCGGTGAACGACTGGCTTACCCCAGAGGACAGTGTCCGAATTGCCGTTTGCTACGATGACATCTTGAAGCTACTGAATACTTCCGGCAAAGAACATTCTGCATTTGCTCTTCGATCTGAAGTAGCTGCCTTTCAGAATGATGAATCCGATAATATTTTGGACTTCGTCTCAGTAGACGAATATCGGAAGATGGAGGATGAACTCAAGAAGGCTTATCAATATTTCGAATGGAATGACCGCTCCGGTGCGTATCGCTATTATGAGGAGATTCAAAAGAAGGTCGCCGCACAGGTCAAGGATTGGAAAGCGATAAACTCTCGGGCAGAAATCACCTCTGTCCGAATAATGCTTTTTTCAACCTAAAGGAAAACACACAGGAGGGTTTCAGATGCAATCGAATAAAGAATCGAACCAAAAGCTGATTGAGCGATTTCCGTTTTTAATACCTCGTAACCGCTGGACGGGAAAAATTCCAGAGGATTACGACTATTCCTATACGGAACTGGATTCCATGCCTGATGGCTGGCGAAAGGCTTTTGGGGAGCAAATGTGTGAAGATATCCGTGAGGAATTGGTACGTGCCGAGTATCTCGACCAATACCGCATTACCCAGATCAAGGAGAAATATGGAACGCTCTGTTGGTATGACTTTGGCTGTACAGAGCGGATGCTTCGTGACATCATCCCCTAATATGAGCGCCTATCTGCGAGAACTTGCATCAGATGTGGGAACCCTGCAACAAAGGTTTCCACTGGCTGGATCAGTCCCTACTGTGACACTTGTGCTGGCAAAATCAGTCATGCCGAGAGATTTATTTCCATTGAGGAATGGCTCGATAGAAGCAGCAGCGAAGTAACATCGAAAAGGAGCCTAAATGAAAAAGATACCCACTCTCTTTGAACGAGAATTTGAAAACCATCGAATTGTCAGAATACTGCCAAATATCAGCCCTGACCTTGCTTGGGTCATGGCCGGCGACGGCGTAGCTACCATCAAATGGGACGGTGCCTGCTGTGCGGTCATCAATGGTGTTTTCTACAAAAGATACGATGCAAAACATGGAAAGCCCATTCCATCTAACGCAATCAAGTGTCAGGAGAACGCAGACCCTGTCACTGGCCACCTGCCTTGTTGGGTACCTTGTGACCGAACTGCAACCGGCGACAAATGGTTCTGGGATGCGTATGACAGAATGGGAATAATTTCAGAGGCCCGGAAAAGCCTGATATGACTGGGCTTTTGAGGGGTTAAGGCCCTTCGTGGCAACGATTTGGCAACATTTTTCATTATTCATAAAAAGAGAGCTAACTGATTTTGATTAGTCAGTTAGCTCTCTTTTTCTTTTTATTATTGTCCTGTGCAACAAACGCCCTCTCCCGTGGCCTACAAGTGAGAGGGTCAAGCGAGATCCTGGGGCGGCGTCTTCACATAGTTCTGGGTCTTGTCAAACTCCGGATAGTGGTAGCGCCACTTATCGTAATCCTCTTTGGAGATTTCGCCCGCCTCCAGCATGGCAGCGGCCTGCTGCCAGGAACAGAGCATCTCGTGCAGCTGGGCGGCGTCCTTGTTCTTCCGCACATCAACTTTCAGGCAGACTTCTCCATCCATCTCGCTGATCTTGAGCCCATAGTTGTCCTCCAGGGTAAACAGGGTGTGCATCAGCCCCACATAGGAGTCTATGTCCGGGACGGAGAGCGCATGGGGCGAGACATCCAGTACCTGGGCCAGGGCAGCAGTCAGGTCTGCCTTTGGGGTTCTTGATCCTGTTTCATACTGCGCCAGGCGCACATCAGCGGACTTCTCCGGGAAGCCCAGCGCCATACCGAGATATTTCTGCGTCATCCCCCGCAGGAGACGGAAAAAGTGAATCCGTTCGCCAATCGCCATATCATCAACTCCAATCGTTGCTTGTCCTTAGGAAAAGCGTAGCAGAAATGCTTAGTAAAGTCAAGAGAATCCTAAACAATTTTATTTAATTTATTTTGCGTACTCCAATTGACACAAGCTATTTTGCTTAGTATAATGGCAATAGACTAAGCATAATAGCTTAGAATCAATAAATAAAAAAGAACTGCCGCAACCCCTGATTATACATCCGGGAAAAAAGTGACGGACGAAAGTGAGGAGGCATTTATGGAACACAATATCCAGCCGCAGCAGCCATCAACGAGGAAAGGAAGGTATTTTCAATGCAGGCACAAAACTTTATGCGCGTGGAGGAAGTGGCCCAGGAGCTGGGCATCTCCAAGTCCCACGCCTACAAGGTGATCCATAAGCTCAACGCTGAGCTCCGGGAGAAGGGCTATCTGACCATTTCCGGGCGGGTCAATCGTAACTTTTTCATGGAGAAGTTTTGCTACGGCAAGACGGGAAAGGAGGGCTAATCATGGCAGTCTATAAGGAAGAAAAGACAAACACCTGGCGGGCGGTCTACCGCTATACTGACTGGAACGGCGAGCGCAAGCAGACCCAGAAGCGGGGCTTCAAGACCAAGCGAGAGGCGCAGGCCTGGGAGCGGGAACAGCTCAACAAGACCAGCGCCGATCTGGATATGACCTTTAAGAGCTTCGTGGACCTCTACACGGCGGATATGAAAACCCGGCTTAAGGAAAACACCTGGGCCACCAAGGACCACATCATCCGTACTAAGCTGCTGCCCTACTTCGGCAGGCTGAAAATGTGTAACATCACCGCCCAGCAGATCATTACCTGGCAAAACGAGATGCTGAACCATAAGGACGAGAACGGCAAGCCCTACTCGCCGGTGTACCTAAAAACGGTCCACAATCAGCTCAGTGCCATCTTCAACCACGCGGTTCGGTACTACAACCTTCGGGAAAATCCCTGCAAGAAGGCAGGCAGCATGGGCAAGAAGAAAAACCGGGAGATGATGTTCTGGACCAAGGAGCAGTACCTGAAATTTGCCGAGGTGATGATGGACAAGCCACTGTCCTTCTACGCCTTTGAGATGCTCTACTGGTGCGGTATCCGGGAGGGGGAACTGCTTGCCCTGACCCCAGCGGATTTTGACTTTGAGAAGCGCACTGTGTCCATCAACAAGTCCTATCAGCGTCTGAACGGTGAGGACCTGATTACCACCCCTAAGACGGAAAAGAGCAATCGGGTCATCACCATGCCGCAGTTCCTGGCCGAGGAAATCCAGGATTACATCAAGATGCTCTACGGGATCGGGCCGGATGACCGGATGTTCACCGTCACCAAGAGCTATCTCCACCGGGAGATGGACCGGGGAGCCAAAGAAGCCGGGGTACCGCGCATCAGAATCCACGATATTCGTCACAGTGCGGTTTCACTTCTGATCGACATGGGCTTCTCCGCCACGGCCATCGCAGACCGGGTGGGCCACGAGAGCATTGACATCACCTATAACTATGCGCACCTGTTTCCGTCCAAGCAGGCGGAAATGGCAGATAAACTGAACATGGAAAGGGGTAATTAAAAATGTCAGCAAAGAATATGGACAAGCACAACCGTTGGAGGAACAAGACCGTGGCTTTTCGGGTCTCCCCGGAGGAGGATGCTCAGATCGAAACGGCGGTGAAGCTCACCGGTTTGACTAAGCAGGATTATATCATCCGGCGGCTGCTTTGCCGGGATGTGGTGGTCCAGGGCAACCCCAGGGTCTATAAAGCACTGCGGGACCAGCTGGCCGCTGTACTGGACGAGCTGCGGCGGATCGAGGCCGGGCAGGGCGTAAACGATGAGCTGCTGGACACCATCCAGATGATTGCTACCATTATGAACGGGATGCAGGAGGACTTTGCCTATGATCGATGAGAAAAAGAAAATGACCGCCCAGGGCTCATCTGTTGGCGCAGATGATGGGCAGTCAATCTCTCAAAATTCCAAGACCACTATACCAGACTCGGACGAAAAAAACAATTCCCCGGAAAGAGATTTGGAGGAACTTTACCGGAAGATGCGCCGCATGAGCGACCCGGCTTACCTGCATACTGTGACCCTGGACGAGCTGATGGACAATGTGTTCGAGGGTAAGTCTGCGGTGATTGAGAACCTGCTTTATACAGGAGCGTACATCCTTGCCGGAGCGCCCAAAATCGGCAAGTCCTTCCTGGTGGCACAGATCGCCCACCATGTCAGTACCGGGCAAGACCTGTGGGGCTACAAAGTCCACCAGGGAACCGTCCTTTATCTTGCTCTGGAAGATGACGAGAGCCGTTTGCAGCGCCGGATGTTCCGAATGTTCGGAGTGGAGGGGACAAGCTCCCTTCACTTCGCCACCAACGCTAAGATGATCGGCGGTGGCCTGGATGAACAGCTGGAAAAGTTCGTCCGGGAACACAGTGACACCAGACTCATTATTGTAGATACCCTGCAAAAAGTCCGGGAGGCAGTGAGCGATAGTTACAGCTACTCCAGCGATTATGAGGTAATCGGCAAGCTGAAGCAATTTGCTGATCGGTATGGCGTCTGCGTTCTGATCGTCCACCACACCAGAAAGCAGCCTGCGGGAGACAGCTTTGAGATGATTTCCGGTACAACCGGCCTGCTGGGCTGTGCGGATGGGGCGCTTCTGATGCAGAAGGAGAAGCGGACGGATAGCAGGGCAACCTTGGAGGTGGTAGGCAGAGACCAGCCGGATCAGCGGCTGTATCTGAGCAAAGACCAAGAGAACCTGGTTTGGGGTCTCGACCATGCAGAGAATGAGCTTTGGAAGCAGCCTCCGGACCCGGTACTGGAGGCTGTGGCGAAGATCGTATCTGCTGACAACCGGGAATGGGAAGGCAGCCCCACCGAGCTGGCCCAAGCGATTCAAACGGATATGGCGGTGAATCGGCTTACCAAGCATCTGAATGTGAATGCCAGCCGCCTATTGGAAGAACATCAGGTAAAGTACGAGAACAAAACCAAGCACGCCGGGCGGCGTATCCGACTGACTTACATGGTGGTGGAAGCAGCTGCGTTTGAAGTAATCGAGTAAAGCGCGACGCTCGCAACGGTCGCGACGGTGTTTTGAGGTGTACTCCCAGCACCGTTGCGACCGTCGCAACCGTCGCGGAAAGAAAAAGATGGGGTGGTATTTTGCCACCCCATCTTCAAGGAGGATGCCCCATTTTAGGGCACCCTAAAAGTATCAGAGAATGTCGCGATTCACGACACCCTATGCCCCGAAACAGGGCACCGGGTACAGGGGCAAAAAGCGTTCGGAGAACGCGCAGCCACAGAATGAAATTCTGTGTTCAGAAGGGGCTTGGGGGCGCTGCCCTCAACAAGCAGACGGCAGGAAATGTGAGTGTGTATTAACACTCGCATTGCTTGCCGGATTTGTGTGTGGCTATCCACACGCATTGCTTGCCTGTATCTAAAACAACCGAAACGGCCCTTGTGCCGCTGCGGAAAATCAACTGAAATTCAAGTATTGGGAGGTAACGAGTATGAGAAAGATTTTGTCCTGTGAGTTCAACCCGGACACTGCCTGCGTGGAGCTGTGCATGGAAGATGGAACCCTGTTGTCCATCGACTGCACCGCCGTGGAGAACGAGGTAGCGAACAGTATGTACCAGCGGTCAGAACTGGACTGGCTGATCTATAATGATCCGCTGTCCTATGCCGAACTGATTTTGAATGGTGAGCTGAGCAAATACCTGAAAAACATAACGATCCATAAGTCGGCAATAGACTGACTTTTATTGTCAGATATACGCTATAAGCGCGGGAGTGCTACTTGATTATCAACATATTCTTGATATATATCAAGAATATGTTGGATTTTAGAAGATATATGTGTTACAATAACTTATGCATACAAGGAGGGAGCGTTATGGCTGTAGATTACTCTAATCTTTGGAAGTTGTTAATTGATAAACATATGAATAAATCTCAGTTGCGGGAAGCGGCGAAAATCAGCACAAACGCAATTGCTAAATTAGGAAGAAATGAATCAGTTTCACTTGATACTTTGGAGAAGATTTGCTGTGCTTTGTCTTGTTCCATAGAAGATATCATGACATTCACGGTCGAATCATCCAAAGGAGAATCAAAATGAATGCTTTAATTAGAGAAAAAGGCGGAACTTTTTCGCTGAACAAAAATGAACCTATACATAGATGGTATTCTTATATAGAAGGATACTCATCCTGTTTAATTGCTGAAGAACTTAAGATGCTTCTTTCATTGCAACCAGATATCAAAACCATTTATGATCCTTTTTGCGGGACAGGTACGACTTCTCTTGTTGCAGCAACTCACGGTATAAAATCTTTTTATAGCGAATCAAATCCTTTCATGCAATCAGTCATTGAGACAAAAATCAATTGTGTGCGAAATCTTGATCAAGATACTGTAATCCCTAAATTGATTGAATATCTTACTTTAATCAATACCATCAGGGTTGAAAATCACTCATCTTGGAACGGCTTTGAAAAATTCTTTGGAGAAAAGCAGTTAAATGAATTGTTGACCATAAAAGGACTCATTTTCAAAGAAGATAATGAATCAGTAAAAAACATCCTTGCTTTAGCGTTGAGTTCCATCGTTGTTAAAGTTTCAAAAATGATCAGACGAGGCGATCTTCGCTATGCTACAGAAAAGGAATACCGTGAAGAAAATGTGTTGGAGTGTTTTGCTGATAAGCTAAATGAAATAATTTTTGATATTCAACATCATAAATCTATTATCAAATGTGGAACAGTAAAAGTTAGCGATGATGCCCGTGATAATGACTATGTTAATGCTTTTGATTGCGTTATCACCTCGCCCCCATATCTTAATGGAACAAATTACATTCGCAACACAAAGTTGGAACTTAAATTGAATGATTTTATAACGAGCGAAAGTGATTTACCCCGCTTTCATTCAAAAGGTATCATAGCAGGAATCAACAACGTTTCAAAACGAACAGTAATAGATACGATTTTGCCAGTAGTAGAGCCATATTTGGAACAGTTACAACCGGTTTCTTACGATGATCGAATTCCCAAAATGGTTGCAGGATATTTCAGAGATATGGATACGGTTATTCAAAAACTAAGCAAATCCGTCAAGCCTGGTGGCCTATTTACAATGGATATTGGGGATTCTCAATTTGCCGGGGTACACATTCCGACGCATCAGATCCTTTCAAACATTTGCGTCCAGTATGGGTTCTCCTTATATGATGAAGAAATATTACGTAAAAGACGTTCCAAGAATGGCATGATCTTAACACAAAGATTGTTGAGATACAGATTGGAGAAATGATGGATATAGCGTTTAGAAAAAAAGCAGAAGAATTCGTTTCCTGTCTGCCATATAAGCAAACTCCCTACGGGAATAGAAACTGGGGACACCCCTGGCACTCACTTTGTTCTTATCACGGGAAATTGAAACCAGCGATAGCCCATTGGCTTATTTCTGAATTTACAAGCGAAGGTGATGTGGTTTTAGATCCTTTATGTGGAGTGGGTACTATTCCTTTTGAAGCTTGTCTGCAAGGGCGAGTTGGGATAGGAAATGATTTAAGCGAGTTGGCGTATGTTGTTACCAAAGCCAAAGTTGAAAAGCCTAATTATAGTGGTGTGGAAGATGTTATATGTCAACTAGATGATTACATTAAAAACAACAAAGGTAGCAAATCTATCACAGAATATGAGGATTTCGGATTCAACGGGAAACTTCCACAATATTTCGAGCATGAGACATATAAAGAAATTTTGTGCGCAAGGGATTTTTTCCTTAACAGATTTTCTTCAATTTCGCCCGAAGAAGCAATGGTTTTTTCCGCGCTTTTACACGTGTTACATGGAAATAGGCCCTATGCGCTTTCACGGCATTCACATCCATTAACACCGTATGCGCCTACGGGGGAATTCGAGTATAAAAGTGTAATTGAAAAGGTTGTTCAGAAAGTTAATGCTAGCTATGCAAAACTTGAACAGTCTCAAATAACGCGAGGCCGTGCTGTATATGGTGATTACAAAGATCTAGCAGCTAAAAATATCAAAGCAGATTTTATAATCTGTTCACCTCCTTTTGCAGACTCTATTCGGTTTTATATGCAAAATTGGATGCGGCTTTGGCTTTGTGGATGGGAGCCGAAAGATTATAAAAAAGCTGACGAAAAATTCTTAGATAAGCTACAAGAAAAAAACTTCGATCTTTATTACAGTTTCTTTGAAATGTGTGCTGATGTTTTAAATGACAATGCAAAGGTAATTTTGCATCTTGGTAAAACTAAAACCACAGATATGGGTGCTGAGCTTTCAAAGCGTGCAGGATCTTGGTTTGATCTTGTTTATCTGGCTGGAGAAGATGTCAGAACGATCGAAAAGCACGGTATCAAAGATAAAGGAGTAACTGTAGAGCATCAGTATTTGTTCCTACAAAAAAAATGAGGTGGGATTAATGCCCGCCTCATTTGTAGAGTTCATTTTATGAGTGAATTTGCATAGGTAATCCAGGACTCTGATAGAGCAGTCGCATACTTGAAGAAATCGATTCCTGTATCAGCAAGGATGCGATTTCTCAATTTGCATACTTCGTCCATATGTCCAGAATTTTTCACGAGCAGTGCATCGACATCAGCTGGATTTTGCAATCTCCTAAGAGCTTCTGGATTATATTGTGGTTCTCCGGCCAGCAAATGATAGTCAAAGCCAGTATGTACAGCTAATTGGTGCAGTTTAGCATCAGTATAAAATTCAGAAGGCCATTTGCCGGTCTTATTGCCATTGCAAACACGACAGAGCAAGGTTCCAGAGTCAGTTGTTGCAGGCCACAAATAGTAGACTGGCAATGTATGATCTATCGGTTTTTCCTTGTTGGAAGTTACGCCACTCAAATCCTCTCCGCAATTGAAACATCTAAGACCATATTTTCGTTCAATTGCCTTGCGGCTCACACGAGTTGTGCCAGCAACCTCAATTAAGAGACGGCGTTTCTGAGAAGATTCAAAGTGCTGATCAGAAGTTCTGGTTCCGTTTTTAATAGCGTTATAATTTGTTTTGCACATTATACACTCACCCTGTCTTCCAGATTTCAGGACAGCGTGTTTGTGGAAGCACTCAATAGGTTTAAGGGTATTGCAAATTAAACAGTACTTATACAGTGGAGCATTTTCTATGTATTCATCATGAGAGACGACAAACTCTCCTTCTTGCACAGAAACAGCCTCTCCATTATCATTATTAACATCCATAGAAAAATCAAACAAGTGTTGCTCTCCACCAGAATAATGTTCATATCCACATTTGGGGCAAATAATAGAATAATCTTCGTCGATATCATCTTTTTTGACAGTGATCATCTCCGTACAATCGGGATTGAGACATTGAAATACTTTATAAAGAGTTTGTCCATCAACATGATGTGGGCGATACTGACCTATTTTATTTAAGTTGCTATATATTTTCCTTCGTGCCATGCTTATTCCTCCAGAAATAGCTTATATGTTTCAATTTCAAGTGCATCAGCTATACGTTGAATGTTTTCAAGTGATATACTTCTACGATGGCACTCGATTGCGCTAATATATGTTCGGTGAAGACCACATTTCTCTGCAAAGGCCTCTTGGGAGATCCCCAGGGTCTGCCGATAACGCTTCACGTTGTCTCCAAAAACCTTTACAATATCCATACTTGCAAACCTCCAACATAAATGGTACAATAATGAATACAATAAGTCGACATACAATAAGTCACTTTGATGAATTTTTGCTCAAGAAACAGACTTGATATTTGATATAGATGTAGAGGAGAGATTGTGCTATGTCAGAAGGCCTTGTTTACATTCTTACTAACCCATGCCTTGAAGGATGGGTTAAGATTGGCATGACGGGACGTAACGACATCGAGAGAAGATTACAGGAACTCAATGCGCCGACCAATATTCCGCTTTCATTTCGGTGCTACGCCGTTTATGAGGTGGAGAACCCGGCAATGGTTGAAGAAAATATACATAGCATTATTGACCAAGTGGATGACTCTCTCCATGCCCGGGAGCAGCTCGACAACGGTAGAATGCGTGAGCGGGAATTTTTCAAGATTTCCCCTGAAAGGGCTTATCGTATTTTTAAGAATATAGCGGCTCTGAGAGGTGATCAGGACAAGTTGAAGCTGTATGTGCCTACCGAGGGACAGGCGCAGGAGCAAGAACTTGCTGAGAGAAGAACAAAGCGTTCAAATAATTCTTTCACTTTACTGCACATCAATGTGGGTGAGGAAATTTCCTTTCTTTACGATGAGTCCATCATTGCACGGGTGCTTGACAGGAAAAATCAGGTAGAGTTTGAGGGGGAAAGATATTCTGTCACTGGGCTTGCTGGTAAGCTTCTTACAGAGCGATATGGTTGGTCCGATAATGTCCATGTGAATGGATGGCGGTATTTTACAAAAGATGGAGTCACCCTCAGTGATTTGCGCGATAATATTGAAAGTGCAGATTCTGAGGATGAATGAATCCGTTTTTCTGGCAACACTATGGCAACAAAAGATCAGATAGCCTCTACTATCTGAATAATGAAAAGAATACCAATAATCTGAGCTAAATCCCATAAGCAAATCTGTTTAGAAAACTTCTGACAGGAGCGAATGGGAATCGTACCGAATGGAACATATGAGGCCATCGGCCCACATTTCAGAGCAAACCCATACAACCTCGATGCCGATGTACTCAAGCCCCATGGGAAAGACATTGTTGAACTGGATCGGAGCTTTGAAGGCATCCGCACTTATCTGGAAACCCATGTGATCGAGGGAATCGTCTTCTGGAAAGATGGACACCCTCGGTGCAAGATCAAACGCAAGGATTTCGGGTTCCCGTGGGGAAGATGATTGCTTAAATTGGAAGACTCCATTAGAGGTACGGCAAAGCACTTGGCGATAGGAGGCGCACCACATGAGTAAATGGCTTGGCTACACAGTAGAGCTATTCTCCAATGGTCAATGGTTCAACATCGATCAGTGGCATCGACACGCAAATGGAGAACTCAGACACCGCTATCTGTATACTGCGCCCGAACGAGATATCTTCTCCAGCGCACATGATGAGCTGGCTCTTAGTAAAGAGAGAATCTACTTTTCTGACCTGGCAGCAGAAACTCAGGATATCATCTGCGCAGAAAATCCAGCATTCGAACGCAGTACATTCGACTCATGGGATTTTTTCATTTGGGGCAACCTCTCTGACTTGGAGATGCTACTTCAAAAGCCTGTTGAGAATGAAAGCGATGGATACATTTCAAAGGATTTACTCAAAGGGCTGCTTGTCAGGATTCAAGACCAAATCCAGATTTTTCGACAGACCATCCCGTACTTCGTGACTGATAGGTCATCGGAAATGCCAATCAGGATCATTATCTGTGAGTTGTGATTTTTTGATAGCTATTTGCTCTGAAATATGGTAATTGTTCGTGTTACAGAAAAGGAGGTGGAACACCATGATTTATGTAATGTCCGATATTCATGGACAAAAGCGACGCTTTGATTCCGTCATGAAGCAAATCAACCTACAGCCCGAGGACACCCTCTATGTCCTTGGAGATGTGATAGACAGAAACCCGGATGGCATCAAAATCCTTCGTCAGATCATGGCGATGTCAAATGCCAAAATGCTTCTGGGTAACCACGAATTAATGATGATGAATGCTCTCTACTACCCACCCCCGGAGGATGAGGAGTGGCCTGAATACTACTATGAGCGCAAGCAGTCTCTGTGGTATAGAAATGGAGGCGAGATAACACATAATTATCTGAAGCACATAAAGAAAACCGTTCGTCAGGAGATATTCGAGTATTTGGAGAAGCTGCCTGTAAACATGGAAATCACGGTGAATGGCAGGCAATTCATTCTGACCCACGCGGCTCCTGCCGAGCTGTATGAGACCTACGGTCGTAAATATGCGTGTGAGCGAGACTTTGCCGTCTGGATGCGATTTGACAGTTTCCCTGTTCTGGAGGACTGTACAGTCATCTTCGGACACACGCCAACTATCCGTTTCCAGTATGATAACCCAATGGCAATATGGGATGCAAAGAGCTGGATCGGAATCGACTGCGGCTGTTTGCTCCCTGAAAAGGGTGACCCTTGGTCAGGAGCACTTGGAAGACTGTCGTGTCTCCGATTGGATGATATGCAGGTCTTTTACTCTGAGGAACCTCAATACGACAATCTTAAAGAATCGGAGGAACAGCATTATGGATGATGGCAAAGTAACGATTACCATTGAAATCGATGCAGAACTGCTGGCGCAGGTAACCGAGGTGCTAAAGTCTTATGGCCTCACGCCGGAAGAAGCCGCGGTGCAGTTCTTCAAATACTGTGCCGACCCAAAGACACAGGATCATGCGATTAAACTTCTCAAAAGATGGAAAGAGGAACAGGAAGTTCAAGAGAGGAATAGCACCAATGCTAAGTAAAGAAGGTTTCTGCAAGGCGCTCCAGATGATAAAGGAGCAAGAGTCCATTGACGAACAGTTCAGCAAAGCGCTCAATCTGGTTGGCGATGGTCACTTTGTATTCGGTGCCGAAAACAAGTATCTCATGGCTCTTAGAGATGTTTTGAAAGAAGCGGTCAATGACCAATACGACTACATCGATTGGTGGCTGTATGAAGCAACCGATGACTATACGGTATGGGAAGCAGATTGCACCATGAAGTATTGTCTCAAAGACCCCGAAGCTCTGTATGATTACATAACCGGTACGCTGAAGCCTGTCCCTGTATTTTCGGGAGAAAGCACATCACAGCAGGAATAAGGGGATGTCAAAATGAAAAGACTGCCGCCACTATCCGAAATGGAACGCATCGAGCAAACCCTGCTCGTCGAAAAACTGGATGAAATCCTGGAACGCATTGACAACGAAGACATCGGATTCGTAATAACAGAAAACGGTCTGCCGGATATGGTCCTAATACCATTCCGCTGGTTTGCCGAGAACTTTCCGGATGAAGTGCCTGACGACCTAAGAAGCGCCGATTACAAATCCGGATAGATTCCACCTCTGAGGAGCCGAGAAAAGATGGATGAGAAGTTTAACAGAATACCCGTCAGCGTCATCCATCTTGACAAGGATGGCACAGTCATAGATGTGGAAGATTACAACCTCGATAAAGTCAAACCTGATTTGTGGGCAATCAAAGGGCTGGCTGCATCACTGCTCCCCGTCATTCGAGAGTTCTATACGCACGAAGAAAATGTTCAAGCATTTGAGGCATGGCTGAAAGAGCGGGAAAATAATTCTCAAAAACACAGCAAGCGGAAATAAGCGCAAAGACGGAAATCGGAGATGCGAGGCTGTATCTATTTCGGTCACTCTTAAAAATACCCAATTCTCCGCTATCATGGGAAATTGAAAGCAAAAAAATATGGCTGAAACAGCCCAAAGCCGCTTCAGCTCTCGATTTTTCCTATTTCCAGCGTGTATCTAAATTGGTCACGCATGACAGAAAAGTCCTGAAATCGCAAGATTTCAGGACTTTTTTCGCACTTTTTTTGCCCGATAACTTGCTTGCTGTTTTTTCTGACCCAAACGCTGACCCCAACGGGACGGGGAGCGGAAAGCATCAGACCGCACGGGAGAGGATATTGCCCATTGTTTTTGCCGCTTCACGCTTGGCCGAGGTCGTTACATGAGCGTAGGCGAAAGCGAGTTACACACTCGGCTTTCGGCGAAAAATCGCACACAGCGGCTTACACGGCGAAACAGGGGCTGTTTCGGATGGGGGTGGTATCATTACCCTCGGAGTGTTCCGCGTGCTGCTGAAACGCTGGACGTCCGCTTGCCAAAAGGGCTTATTTGCCGTTTTCTGAGGTCAGGTGATTATCTTTGCTTCCAGCGATGGAACAGGCTGTGAGCAAAAATGTCATGTCCGCCAACAAGCAGAAAAACAAGGAATATTTCATTTCAAATATTCCTCAAAGAACGCTTTCAGCTTTTCAAATGGGATCACGTCCATCTGATCGTATCCTCTTCCATAATTGCACGAATCACCCGGCACGGATTGCCGACAGCCACCGAGTTGTCAGGAATATCTTTAACAACAACACTGCCGCCGCCAATCACAACATTGCTTCCGATCGTAACCCCCGGCATGACATGAACGCCCGCTCCGATCCAAACATTGCTGCCCACCGTGATGGGATACGCATATTCCAGTCCCTTGTTGCGCCGCTCGGCATCAATGGGGTCCTGCCGTGTAGAAGCCGCAGTTCGGTGCAATAAACACATTGTCACCGAAGGTGACCTTCCCGCCATCCAGAATCACCGTGTTGTGATTTGCGAAGAAGTTTTCACCGATCTCAATGTTATAGCCGTACCGCCCCACCACAGGTCTGCGCTATACAAGCGGTTCCTTGGCTATAAAAAGGGTACTGACGGTGAGCCTGAAATCGTACCGAGTGAAGCGGCTATCGTGGAACGCATCTTCAATCTCTATCTGGCTGGAGAAACCGTGGACAATATTTCCAAGATGATGCAGGCTGAGAACTATGATATCCCCGGCAAAACCATCAGCTTCAGCAAGGGCATGATCATGAATATGCTCTCCAACGAGCGATACTGCGGAGAAGCTCCAATGTACTATGTTCAGAATAACCATCCAGCCATCATCGACAGAGTGACCTTCAAGAAGGTTCAGGAAGAACTGGCCAGGCGAAAAACAAAAACGCCAGGATCTGCAAAGAGCTCCATCACATCCACCGGAAAGTATTCCCGCTACGCCCTGACAGATGTCCTCATCTGTGGCAACTGCGGTACCCGCTATCGCCGCGTGACATGGTCAAGAAATGGTACCAAGCGCATCGTGTGGCGCTGTATCAGCCGACTGGACTACGGCAAGAAATACTGCAGCGATTCCCCCACCATTATGGAGGACAAGCTACAGGAGGCCATCGTTCGAGCGGTCAACAAGTTTAACGAGCAGGATAACGCCACCTATAAGGCACTCATGAGAGCAACCATCAGCGAAGCCCTCGGCCTTAATGGAGAGCCGGAAGAAGTAGATATGTTGGAGCGAAGCGGATCGTGTTCAATATGGCAGTTTCCAATTAAGAGAATCCCGTCCTCCAAGCGATGCACGAAGGGCGGAATTTTTTGCCTGCGGGGTTTGGAAGACGGGATGCTCGGAGGAGGGCGCGGCGGCGCAAAGAGAAAACTGTGCCATAAACCGATGAAAATCCATTTTTCGTCATAGTATCCAAAAATTATGCAAATTGCTACAAATTTCGGATATTGCTTGACAATATTTATGCAAGATGTTATCTTAACATCAAGATTCACAGCATTCATTCGCCGCTCTTATCGCTCATACACATCAATAAGGACGGCATGGATGCGGGGTCGATCCCGCACGGCGGACATCCATCCCTGCAAGCCCCGACCGTTCCGGTAGGGAACTTGGTCACAACAATTTGAAGGAGGATTAAACCATGCGCAAATCTATGAAGAAGCTCATTGCTCTCACCCTGACCTGTCTGATGCTCGCGACACTGTTCGTTGGCTGCGGCAAGAAGGACGACGGAGGCAGCTCCGG